CTTCAACCAAGTTGACAACTACACCCAAGCTCAGCGGACCTGCAATAGTTCAAGCTGTGCCATGTGCTTGGCGTTCCTAATGCCAGGCAAAATCAAGGGCGATGATGATTACTTGCGCAAGCTGCTAACAGGCGGCTATGGCGACACCACCGACCATGGCGCTCAAGGCAGACTGCTGGCGTCGTATGGCTTGAAGTCAACTTGGCACACCAACCTCGGCTTTGATGACCTAGAGAAGGAAATCAAGGCAGGTCGCCCGGTGGTGATCGGCATCCTGCACCGTGGCAGCCTTGCCGCACCTACAGGCGGTCACATGCTGGTAGTACGTGGCATTACTGCCAAGGGTGACTTCATCGTCAATGACCCCTACGGCAGCGTCAACGATGGCTACAGCGGTCCTGTAACCAACGGCAATCAGGCTGTTTATAGCCGCGCCATGCTGCAAAAGCGGTGGCTGCCTGAGGGTGCCAAATCGGGCTGGGGCAGGAAGTTCCAGCCCTAGCCAGTGCGCTTGCCTGACTGGCTCCACACCTTGAACCAACTGTTCTTGCGGGTGAAGAGACTGTCAGGCAGACGTTCCTCTAGCTCGGCAATAGCGGCTCGATGGTACGGGTCGCTTTTGTCAAAGTTCTCAAAGAACTTGATGAGCTTCAGCTCCTTCACCGACGCTTGGGCAGCGTCAACTTGAGCACCTGCAGGATCAACTGCACCCAGCTATTGGACTTCAGCGGGGACATGCCGATGATTTCCGAACCAGCGGCAACGACAACCCCAGCGATGGCAAGCTGTTCAGCGGTCATACAAATAAAGCAGACACCTCAGACTAAGGCTTGACCTCAAGTTTGGCGATCCGCTGCTCGATCTGGTTTAACCGACCGAAAACTTCTACGCGATCAGTACGGAAGTCGTCGTGCAGTTGCTGAATCTTTTCAGCAACGCTTTCTACTGCCATCGTCAGCCTGAGCACAGAGTCCCGGCTTTCGCCGCTGCGGCGTGAAACACCTGTGAAAGCCATTGCCGCTACAGAGATGCTGGCTCCTGTAACAGCAGCAAGAATCTCAACCACGTTCAGGGCTTTAGCTACGCTCTCATTATGGCAACACCTCGGCGCCGGTCCCCTAATAACACTCGGATTGCCGAGCTGGTCCGGCTGTCGGTGCTCACATGGACCGCAACCTTATTGACTGCCAGCTATGCCGGTTTGCTGCCTAAAATGGACCCTACCTTTATTGCCAGCATCTTTACAGGCTCGCTGGCTTGGTACGGCATTAGCAAGATGGAACGCGATGAAACATCGGCTCCTACAGTGAAACCATCGCGTCCACCTGCAAAAAAGCCATGAAATGGCGTCTTCTGCTGCTGGTCTTGGTGTTTCCCGTTCCGGCAATGGCTCAGTCGGTCACGCCCAACTTCACCCAGGGCAGCATGACCAGCACGACCACCACAACGCAGACCATCAACGAAACGATCCAGACGCAGGTCTTTGGTGGCGCTTATCGCAGTGTGTCAGCCACCAACGTGACGCCAAGCGGGGACATCAACGCCGCTGGTACTACCTTCAGCGTTACAACCCCTGGCAATACCTACAGCTTGGAAGTGGTAACCCGTGCCGCTGGCATCGTCGAACAGACAGACATCACCCGCACCATTACAACCAACGCCACCACCAACTCGCTGTCTGTCTTCTCGCAGTAGTCCTAGCCTTGCCAGCCAAGGCACAAGACAGCGGCGGCACCACGGCAATCGCTAATCCTGTGGCGACCTCAACCGGCAGCGTGAGTAATCAAGCTGTCCAGATCAATCAAGGTAGTTACAGCCAACAAGGCTTTGGTGGCGGGCACATTTGCAATAGCGCCACCATGGTGTTCACGCCCTTTTACTTGGGCAACGATATATATCAATTAGAAGCGCCTTACACGCGCAACGCTAACTTCGGCGCACAGATCAGCCTCAGTGTGCCGTTGGACTTTGAGATGGTCAACCTGTGTAAGCAGCTAGCTAAACGCAAGCTAGAGAAGGAGCGGCTGGACTACGAACTGGTGCGTCTGATCAAATGCACCGAGGTCATGAAGAGTGGTTTTACTTTTGCGCCGGGATCGCCGTTTGCAACGATCTGCAGTGACGTTGTGCCAATCGCTGCCGCGCCCAAGACTTCACCGGCTTCCCCCGCATCTTCTGCAACCGTTTTACCGCAACGCTAATCACTGGCTTGAAGAGCGACACCAACCGCTTGAACAATGCTGTAGCACCAAGGGTGGCGGCAACACTGATCACACTGGTGGTTGCTGCGGCGCTCAAAATCTCCGCCTTTGGCACAGGGATTTGTATTGCGGTGCCCGGTAATGTGATTGTGGTTGTCTCTGCGCTAGTTGGTTGTGCAGGAGCCTCAATCGTTTTGGCTGGTTCTTTTTCGGGCGACGGCTCCCACGCTGGCGGGGGTTGGATTGCTATTGGCGGTATTGATGCCGGTGCTATGGCTGGTGTCGCAGCAGGCTTCTCAGGAGGTTGCTCCTGGCTCGCGGGTGGTATGCCTACGTCGTTGACCGGGGCGTAGGGATACACCATCGGCGTATAAGAAGGCACCACCGCCCGAGGTAATTCCAGCCATGGCGCTGGGATCTCAGGCGGATTAGCAAGTGGCAGTGCCGGCAGCAGGACCGGCGGTTGCATTAACCCTTACCTTGCCCGCGTGTCTTTTTCCTGCCGTGATTTGGCAGGCTGTGTTGTCCTTGGCCTTGCCGAGATTTTTTCGGCTTGCCTGGTACGTGCTCGATGCGAGCGGTGCCGGTTTTCGACTTCACTGCCATGGCACACCAGCAGCCTGCGTCGGATGCCGCTGTTCATCGAGCTGGTGCTGCAGGGCGCCCTCGATCTCGGTCACCTTCTCAGCGCCGAAGTTGTCCTTCACCCAGCCGATCACCATCTCCTCGGTGAGATCCGCAAAAGGGATCAGCTTGTCGGGGCGCTCGAAGCCGACAGATCCATAGGCCGAGCTGGCATAGGTGCCATCTTCAGCCGAGAGCGTCCAGTGTGCCGTCAGAACGAATCCATCGGCGGTCTCCCGCTCAAGATTCGCGATCCGCCAGGTGAAGGTGGTGCTAGGGGTAGCGCTGGGCATGGTAATGCGAGCCGTGGCGTCAATCTATCAAATCTCCGGCAGTTCGTACTCCTTTGTGGTATTGCAATAATGCTTAAAAATTACCTCGCTGGTGTTGCCAGCCCAAGCCGCCACCTGAGGCACAGGGATGCCAGCCTCGATCCAATGGCTGATCGCAGTGTGCCTGCAGTCATACGGACGGTAGTGGTGTGAGATGAGGCCGACCTGATGCAGTGGTTGCAGCTTTTTGCGGAAGTAACTCTGAAATGCCAGCCGATCCCAAGGGAACAGATACTCGGATTCTCGTGGCAATGTGTCGAGGATGGCCTTGCACTTGCCGTTCAATGGCACCCATCGCTTCTTGTTGGTCTTGGTGCTGTCCTTCAAGCCATGGGTAAGCGTCCAGTTCTGATGCACCAAGATCTTGTTGTCTTTGATATCAACCCATCGAAGTGCGCGGACCTCGCATGGCTGTCTGCAACATGAACTCGGTATAGGCCGACCAGTTGACGGTGCGATAGGTCAGCTTTGCCTCTAGGGCAGCCAGCACCAAGCCGATCTCATTGCGCGGGATGACGATGATCTCCTCGTCGCGTTGAGGTGCCTTGGGCATCTTGAAGCTGGCAAGTGGATTCCGCTCCAAATAGCCAACGTCTTCTTGTGCCGCCCACTTGTACATGGTCTTCGTGTACATCGCAACGCGACGTGAAGACAGCACAGGCTTCTGCCCCAACACCCAGATCATGACTTGGCGCGCCTGTTGCAGGTCTTGCACTGGGCAGCGGCCTAGCCACTTGGTTACCTGGCGGTAATCAGATGTGAGACTGGTTGGGCAAAGCGAGATAGAACGCTCCGTGAGAAAGGCGTTCCATAACTCGCTAACCGTTAATGCCACTAGGTAACTATTTGGGGTGACAAGTCAAGGCACTGCCGGATCCTTTCCTTGCGCTCTTCGATGCGCTTTCGGCGCTCAGGATTGAAATCCTTGGTGAGTTCGGAGAAGGGGCGCGTCATCTTGCCAAGGTGAGATGTGAGTAGGACTACGATGCCTCAAGGGCTGCAACTTTGGCTTCGAGGGATTCGATGCGCTCCATTGCTTCCTGCAGCGCCTTGACCGCCTTCATGTAGAGGACGGAATAGTTGACGCTCTTGGTCGTGGTGCCAAGGTCATTGCCGTCTTCATCACGGTCGGGGGATTCGCTGACGAGGCCGGGGGAAACGAGTTCAACCTCTTGGGCGATCAGGCCAATTTGTTTGTGAGTTTGACCTTCCTTGAAGTTGTAGTTACGGACTTGAAGTGCCTTTAAATCGTCCCATTGGGAGTTAGCGTCAACAATGTTTTCTTTGAGCTTGCGATCCGAAAGAGCGCCATAAGAATTGTTTGTGTTTTCGCAGTCTCCGTCAGCCCGAACTACAAACCGATTGGTTCCGTCCCCTACATTTGTCGCTCCATTCCAAACGATAAAAGCTCCATCACTGGCACTAGTAGATGAAGTTCTTACGTTGAAGTTACTCGCGCCTACAAAAGAGTTCGTTCCGCCTGAATTGGAAATCCTCATCCGCTCCGTCGGGCTGCTCGCTCCGTCGGCGGTAGTGGAGAACACTAGGCGGCCCGGCATGTCATTAGCGCCAGGGGTAGTGTCTACTACTGCAGAAATGCTTGCTCCTTCTACAAACTCAGTTCCGTCGGAACCTTGAAAACTAACTGTTCCCAGGTAATCACCAGACTGTACGACAGTGGTGCCTCCGATTGATTCGGAACGATGCTTGCCAAATGCAAAAACAGGTTCGCTATCTGCGTTTCTGCCGAATACATGCGAAATAAACCTGCCGCTGTTGGCGCTGCTACTACTCGCCCCTTCAATTTGCAACAGTGGAGAAATAGTTGTATTAAAGAAGTTGCTACGCGCAGAAGACGTGCCAACTAACAGCCGTCCCGAAGTATCGATGCGGGCGCGTTCGGCATCTCCGCCTACAAGGAATCGAAGCGTGTTCGCTTGGGCACCTACTCCACCAACGCGAATTGCATTGCCGTTTGTGCCATCAGCGCGAAGGCGGATAACACCGTTAACACTAGGAGATTCAACACTGACGCCATCAACCCCATCAGCACTTGTTGCTGCGGTGACTAAATAGCCAGGGCTAGTAGTGCCAATCCCTACGTTGCCTGAGGAGTTGATATAAAGGCGGGAAATATTGTTTGTGCCTAAGACAAGGCCACGAGAACCACGACCGTTCAGGCAAAAGTCTGATGCGCTACCAGAGGCTACAGTCTGAGCAGCCGTACCAATATCGCCATAAACAGTACCCGACGAACGGAGTTCAATGTAACCACCGTTGGCGTTAGTGCTGTTGTAGGTGCTCATCAATCCCGTTGAGCCTGAGTCAACGGAAAGCGTCGCCCCTGGGCTACTAGTCCCCAGACCAACTGCGTCTGCCGAGGCATCAACGAAGAACAAGTTGGCGTTTGTGTCGCCCTCGATGCGGAAGTCGTAGTTGGTGCCGCCATCGTTAAACACCACCTCGCTGGTGCCAAACTCGACGCGCTCGACGCCGTTGGTTGCGATTGCAAGCTGATCAGCGCTTGGGCTATAGATGCCCGTATTCAGGTCCGACGCGAACGCCAAGCCAGGGGCCGAGACCGTACCCGCCTCAATGGTCAGCGTGCCATCCAGCTCTCTCAGCGTGATCCAAGCGTTGTTCGCAGCATTACGGAGCTTTAACAGCCCGGTGGTGGTATCAGCCCACCACTGGTAGGCATACATGGTTGCTGGCTCTGTCGCACCGCTGTTCTGGCTGACGATGGCGGCCAGTGCATTGTTGAGATCGGAACGGACGGCAGCGCCGGTGCCGTTAGCAATCACATAATCGTGTTGAGCCATGCCGAGTCCTTACCAGGACAGTATTTGTCCAACTTTAGCCGCCTCGGCCATAGCCAACCGCACTCCAGTTGAAATTACGGTTGACCGCCGTTCCACCCGAGTTTTTGAAGGTGACGGTAAAGCCAGTGCTGCTGATGCTGGTGACCTCAAAGAATTCGCCGCTTCCCATGTTCAAAGCCGTGATGCCGATGCTGGGCAAATAGGTGTTGACGCCGCCGAGGCTGGCCGTACCAACGAAAAACGGTTTGTCGAAGGTGATGGCCTTGGCTCCTGCTCCGCTGGCAATCGTACCATTGCTGTTTTCGGTGCGTCGCTGCAACGTGGCGGTGTAGCCCAGCTCGTCGATCAGGATGTTCTGCGCCACGTCGTTGGATTGCAACTCGGCTTGGAACTCGAACGCCCGCGCCTTGTAGGTGCCGCTGATGAACTCCTGATAGACCGACCAAGTTGGTGTGCCGCTGGGGTTGTCGTCAGTGGTGCGAACTTTTAGGACAGCATTAACGCGGTTCACATCGGCACCGTCCCAGTTCAGCCAATCGTCAACCAGACCGGAGCGGCCATCTAGCGTGTCGTTCGGCAGGAAACCACGGGTAACAAAATGGCGCGTCAGATCCAGTGAGAATGTGCTGCCGAGATCGAGTGCATTGGCGAAGCTGTAGGTGCCGGTGGACGTAATGTCGCCCATGAAGTCGAACGAAGTCAGCGCATCAACGTCGGGGACGCTGTCAAGGAGTTGAGTGCCATCCAGCGTTAGGGCGTCATAGCCATCGTCGTAGAAAACATCAACTTGGCTGCCTTGGAACGGCGGGCTGTCTTGGTCTTCACGACGAGTTTGAACGATTAACTTGCCTTGCGTTTCAGGCAGGTCAATGATGATGCTGGTTTCGTTGGGGCTAAGGCGTCCGCCATCATCAATAAAGCGAACAAAGATTTCACCATCCACCAACGGGATTGTGGCGGTAGTTGCGTTTCCGGGAAGTGCAGGAACAAGGTCAACCGAATCGTTCCAGCTAGCAGAGCCGTCAGTTAGAGCAGAGTGGCGAACGTAAACCGCACCACCATTTACAACGTCGATTTCAAACGATGGTTCCCAGCTAAGGCGTGCTGTGTTGTCGCTCAGGACTTCAAGTTGCAGGTTTTGAACATCGGCGGGGTTAGCGGTTTTGCCAACCAAGTCAAATGTTGCCGTTGAAATTGCACCCGACTTGCCTAAGGCGTTTTCAACTTGGATTTGAACGTAGAGCCTGCCTTCACGCAGTCTGGTTAAAGCAGTTGATGGAGCGGTTGTATTGATTCGCTGCCAGTTGTCATCGTCCATCCGATATTGAACGACGTAGTTATTGACTGCACCAGCAGGCGGAATCCAATCAAGCTGGAAGCCGACAAGGGCGCTACTTCCTTCGGCGTAAATGTATTCGTAACCGTTAATGCTGGATACGGCGCCCGGAGTTTGGGTCAGCGTTGAAATTGTCGGGGTAGTAATTACAAGGTCGCTTTCAATGGAGGCGTAAATGGATTCGTTGTACGCCAATGCGGTTACGCCATAAATCCCGCCTTCAGCCTCAGCGACATTGAGGACGCGAAATTGCTGTGCTTCAACATCGCTGGTTTGAATCAGCCAGATGGCATTGGCGTTGGGTGCTTCGCTAAACGCGCTGCTGACGTTGATCGTTGTACCAGAAATGCTACTGATGGTTTTGGTTTCCACCAAGCCGTTTGGCATCAGCGCGGAAACCGTTGGGCTGTTGGACAGGTTGACGGTGAGATTGGCGCTGCTGTCAACGGTGATGGCGGTTGTGGTGGCAGAACTGACGCGACCACTGCGGCGCGTACCAGCCTTCATCGGATCGGCAATGTCAATTACCATCCCAGGGCGCAGGATGATACCGCTGTCGATTGAAACTGAGAAGGTGACGGTTTCGGTCAGGTTTTGTTCGCTCAACAGCGCCCATTTACCCGCACGGTGCGCTTGACCTTGGCTATAGCAACCAAGCGCCTTGATGTCTTTGTTGATGATGCCGTATTTGGAAACGGCGTCTGCATCTTCAACGTATTCGTATTGAACTTCGCCAAGCGATTCGTAGGTTTGGTACGCAACAGTTGCAGTGGTATGGCGGGCTTTCTGGGATGTGCCGCTATAAACAAAAATGCCGTCAACAACGTTGCTTGGTCCTAGCAGGTATTGCGAATCGCCGGGTTTGTCCTGTTGCAAAACAAGTGAGCCAGCACCGTAATAGGCAATGCCACGGAACAGGCTGGTCATCTCTTGGATGACGTTGTAAACCTCGTCGCGGCTATTGATTAGCAGGTTGCACGAAAAGCGAGGCTCCGAGCCGCCTTTGCCGTTATCAACCAGTTCGTTGCAGTATTGGCTGATGGAAAAGAAGTCGTAGCGATCAAGGCTGCTGGTAGGAATACTGGCACCGTAGCGGGTATTGGTCAGTAGATCCCACAAGCACCAAGCCGGATCGTTTGTCCATGTTGCTGCGGCAAAAGTTCCATCCCAGACACCGGCGTAGGTGATGCGACCTAGATGCGTGGTGGTGTCAACCGTGGCGTTGCTTGGGACGGCAACCTTGATGCCACGAACCAGATATTTGCGGCTTGGGATGTTATTGAACTGGCGCGAGTCAAAGCGCAAAAACGCAAGTGCGGAGTTTGGATAGCGAAACCGCTGGTCAATAATTTCGGTGTAGCTGTACCAGTACAGTTCGTTTTGTGTTCTGGCGGATGAGGCGTCATCGCTGGTGCGGACGACCTTGATGTCAACGGGGAATGCGCCAGTCAGTTCAAAGATGTAATCGCGCTGGTAACGGCTGCTGGTTTTGCCAGCAATCGTGTCAGAAAGAACGGTGTTAAAGCCGCCGCCGTTGTATTGAACTTTGATCTCTAGCGAGACGCTGGTCGCAAGGATGTCGCCGTTGGTCTGAAACTGTTGAAGGTTTGGGACAACAATGGTGACGCGGATTCGATCAATGTTGTTGTTGGCAATCGAACGAGTTACAGGAAAATCTTTGGTGATTTCAACGTTGACGATGTTCTCACTTTCAGTGCCAATAATGTCCGGTATAACCGCCTGATCCTGCGTGCCATTGCGGGTAACAACGGTGTAGCCCGTGAAGTTAGGGCTGTCGTTGGCATCAACGATTGGCGTGCTATCGAGATAAATGCCCTTGGTGCTGTTTTCAATGCCTTGGATTTCGCCTTCACCAAGAAGGTCCAGCACATTGGCGTATTGGACCGACTGCAGCGAATCGTCTGCCTCTGTTGGGGTTCGTTGTGCAGCACCACCGCCAGCACCTTTGCCGCCACCGCCACCTCCACCGCCACCAGCGCCAGCGATACCAAGACCGAGGCCGGCATTGTGGACGCGAACACCGTTAGCAATGAAGGTGTGGTGACCTTCGACGGTCAGGTTGTAGACAGTGCCAGTGCAGAATTCGGTTTTACTGACGATGGGGCGGAGGTGGCCGTTGTGGTCAACGAGGCAGTCGTCAGAACCGAGCGTGTTGATTTCGACGAACGCATTGAACTGGTTGAGAACCCAGTGGTTCGGGGTGGCATCAAGATGCTGTCCGCCCCAGAGCGTGTAACGAATGACGCGCTCACCCTCGTGTTCGTGAACCTTGAGGATCTTGGCTTCGTGGACTTTGCCGGTGTGGTCAAAGCTCAGAACCAGATCGTCTGGCTGTAGTTCATCAATGCGGCGTTGGCCGCTGGGAACCGCGACGAGCGTATGCCCTAGGAAGCAACCGCCACCACCGCCACCACCAGAGCCAATAATTCGTGTCATATCAGTTGATCGACGTCAATACCAACAGAGATTACAGACGATCCGGCGAAGCAACGGCCATAAATAATTGGCACTGGCAAGCCTTGCTTTTCGGTGTTGACGATGCCCGAAAAAGTAAAGGATTCAAACTTTGCGGCGTCGCGCCCACGTTCGTATGTGTTGACGGACGCAGTTGAATTAACTGGAGACGGTGAAATCGCTTGGGCAATACCTGTAAAAAGCAAGCCAGCGCCGATAGTGCCAATCGCAATAGATGCGGCACTACCTAACACGAAACCACTTTGGATGGCAAATCCGGCGGCTAGCGGTCCAGTCGCAGCTGTTCCTGTTAAGCCAGCGCCAAGACCAAGAAAACCTGCGCCAGCACCAGCGGTCAAAATGGCAAATGCAACCAAACCGACGCCAGCCAAAATCTGTCCGGTGCCACCACCAGCGCCAGCGACTACAGGAGTGATGCTAAAAACTTCGCGCTCGCTCCAAGGCAACACCAAAGCCATTGAAGTTTCGGCTGTTATTTTCTCTTTTCCAATGGTTACGCGATAACCAACACCGTCGTTTTCGCTATCCAATAGCCATTTTTCAAGGCCGGGAAAGTTAACGCAAAGTGCCTTGAGCGCCTGCGCTGGCGTGTCGGCCTCAAACTGGAAGCGGCATTGCCCCAGCTTTTTGCGGAGTGCGCCGTAGACCTTAACGACTTTCATGCCGCAGGACTCGGGCGGTGCTCTTCAAATAATAGCCCCCAAACA